ATTGCATCATTGGTCTCATAGTTGAGCTCAATTGCCGAGATTTCTGTGGGGAAGGTTCCACGGAATGTGTATGACTTAACAACTTTGCCTTCACGGTCAAGCTGTTGAACTTCCATATCGGTCTGATATGAAGCAGGATTTACAGAACCTTGATTTGCTAAATGTTGGTTAATGTAATTCATCCATTTCTCGAATGCATTACGAATCGCCATGTTATTGTCGTTGATCACGGTAATTGACCATGCCTCAAAGGTTCTGTCTCCAGCAACCTTGAGTTTACGTCCGCGGAATGAAACCTCGATTGGAGCAACAGTTGATGCAGGAAGATTAGTTCCTTTGATCATGAATGATGCCAATTCAGTGTTTCCTCCTGCAACTCCAGGGAAGTTACAGATTACCTTAAAGAGGTTGGCGCGGGCGCCCCCTCCGGATAGCTTTGCTTTAAAATCGTCTACGTTGAGTGCCATAATAGTTATTCCTTATTTATATTACTTTCCGACAATTTCGGAGAATTCAACACCAGTGCGGGTTGCAATGAAGTTAAGAGTAATGAAGTTAATTGAACGAGCGGGTTTGATATAGATGTCGGCAACGAAACGATTAGTGTCGATAACCTCACCTGTGTTATTGGTTTCATCGCAGACCACGAGGAAGTCTGTGACGCCACGACGACCCTTTACCTCACGGAGGAAAGGTTCAACCATGTTACGGAACATGGCACGTGTGAATTCATCATTGAGTTCAAACAGTTGGTATTTAGCTGCGGTAGCAACGGCCTTCTCCAAAGTAATAAAGAGGCGGCGAACATTGATACGGTCGAAGGCAGAAGGTTTAGCCTGTGCGGTTTTGTCACCGAAGAGGAGAATACCCTGACCTGGGAACGAAACAATAGGATTAACTCCAAGCTTATACAGAGTATCACGATCAGCCTGTTTAGGATTAAAAGCAACCTTTGTAACACCAAGGAGACCGCCACGGTTATAACCTGCTGGTGAGAACCAAGGTTCTGCAACATTGTCGGTATTAGCGCAAAGACCTGCGATGTGCCCAGATGCAGGGATATACAGATATTTGTCGGCATACTTGTTATACACATACAGAGGAGAAGAATCCCAGACTGCATATGATGTGCGAGTAGCAGCTGGTCCGCTGAACTTTGCTGTTACTGCGGTCAAACGTGCTAAATCGGATGTTTTATCAGAAACAGATAGAGGAGCAGAAATAAAGGCAACGCAATCCTTACGGGTAGTGGCAATCTGCAGAATAGCAGTTTCGGCAACACCTACTGTATCCTCGGCGGCAGATGTAAATAAAAGATTCACATCAATCAGTTCAGGATCAGAAAATACTCCAGTAGCAGTAGCATAATCATATGCGGAGACACCTTCAAGGGCACTTCCCTGAGAATCAATAAAATCAAAATCATATGGCTTATTATTTACTTCTCCCGCTGTTATAGGATCGGATCCAGGGAAAAATGTAAAACCATCGGTGCTACCGCCGGAAACCAAACCTTCAATGAAACTCTTTTCGGTAATAATACCTAAGGATGAAGGAACCGTAACAAGTAGGCGGTTGTCACCAGTAGATCCAACAGTGGCTAAATTATCCAGTGCGGTTTTAATAACTGCGTATGTAGGATAACTTGAATTATTATCTTCTGGTCCTACAGGCTGAATAGTTAAAGTAAACGTATTAGTTGAGGAATTAAATGTTGTTACAGCTGATTTAGTTCCCGTTGGAGTGATTCCAACATTTGTAACTTTAAACTTATAAGGTTTTGCAGAAGGAGTTACAGCAGCAAGGGAAATACCATATGTTGGTATATTTAAAAAAGCATTAGAACCTGCAAATGTAAAAGTAGAATTCTTCTTTCTTGAAACTTTAAAGTTTGCCGAATACGAACTCTTATCAAGAATAGAATCATCTGCTCCAAAGTAGTATTCAGCTCCTAGACCTTCACCAACCCAAACCCAAGAAGAATTATCATTGAGAACAGTCTTGTAATACAGAGATGAACCATCTGGCTTTTTAGCATCAGTTTTAAGTGAAAGAGATTCCCATGTTTCAAGAACCGTGCCTGGAGTTCCTGTAAACTCACCATTTTGGTCTACGATAACAATGTGAATTTCGTCATTACCGCTATTAGCGACATCTGAGGCAAACTTGTTTTCGTATGATTCAGAAGTTCCTGGAGCTCTCTGGAACAAATTAGTATATGGTGTATAGGCCGATGTTGTAGTTGTGGCCTCTGTAAATGAAACTGAATCCAAGACAATAATTCTTAGAGAAGATCCGATCGCACCTGGATATTTGGCAACAAATTCTGCTCCTCCGAAATCGGTTGTAGCATTATAATCATTTCTATTTCCGATTTTAATCGAATTAGAAGATCCAGTGGATGCCCAATTAGCGGCATTATTTGCATCGGCGCGGATCGCACGAGATACTTTAAGAGCATTTCCATATTTAAGAAAGGAAGCTGCGGTTAGGAATGATTTTGCATAAACTTCGGTAGGAGAACCGAAGTAGGAAGCCAGTTCCTTTTCAGATGAAACAGTAACTGCTTCACCAACAGGACCCCAGCGGAATTCACCCACATATCCACCAATAGAGGTAGATACGGAAGGTATGACGTTTGTTAAGTCGCTCAGATTTTCAAGGGTCGTATCGATCGCACCTGACACTGCTTATGGTGCAGTGCTCTGCC